ATTTGATGCCAAATGAAAAAGTAACAATTCCAGATATAGATTACCCATCTCAACAGTATGAGATGTTTGTAAAAAATAAAATTAGACGTTTTGCGACCGGAATTGGCTGTAGTTTTGAAACTATCTCAAAAGATTTCAGCGAAACTAACTATTCAAGTTCAAGGTTAAGTCTTTTAGAAGACAGGGAACATTGGAAGTTTTGTCAAAAATATTTAATTAATAATTTACATCTAAGAGTATTTAAAGAATGGATGAAGTTAGCTGTTTTAGTAGGAGAGTTAGATTTTGAGGATTATGCGACAAGACCAGAAAGATATATAAAACCAAGATGGACTCCACCAGCACAGCATTATGTTGATCCTTTAAAGGAAGTAAGAGCTTTTAGAGAAGCCGAGCAGGCTGGTTATATGAGTAAAGCGCAAGTGATAGCAGCTACAAATGGTGGCGATTATGACGATATTATTTCAGAAATATCACGAGAACAGGAGGTCGCTAAAGACTTAGGCGTTACATTAGATAAAGATCTTGATCTTGAGGTAGAAATGGGTCAATTAGAACTTGACCTATCTTCTAATCAACCAACAACTCCAAGAATTGCACCAATTAGATCTAAACGAACACGAAAAAAGGCTAAGTAATTATGGCAAACGTAAGCGGCACAGAAATTAATCTTAAGCCTACTGATGGCATGAAGACTGAGGCACAGAGGTATAAAAATTGGAAAAAAGAAGGTAGAGCCGGAGGCACACAAGTTGCGGCAGTTAGAGCAACACAAATTTTAAGTGGTTCAGAGCTTTCACCAGATGTTACCCTGCGCATGTTTAGTTTTTTCAGTAGGCATGAGGTTGACAAAAAAGCAGAAGGATTTAGAAAAGGAGAAAAAGGATATCCGTCAAAAGGGAGAGTGGCCTGGGCTGCATGGGGAGGTGACGCAGGCTTTAGTTGGAGTAGAGGTAAAGCAGCAGCTATCAAAAAAGCTAGAGAAAGAGCAGAGGTTATAGAAATGGCAAGGCCATATCCAAATGAGCATGCGGCAACAATAGTAGATTCAAGCCAATTTGATACATTTAGACGATCAAATAATGAAAGAGGAGAGGGTATAGACTATATTTTTGGTATAAAGGATAATGAAGAGGGAGCAAAGCTTCAATCAATTAGATTTAAGCTAACTCAGTATTCATCATCTCAGGCTTTAAATTGGCTCGAAGAAAATGAATTTGATCCAATTAAATTTGAACCAGCCACTAATGAAAAAACTATGACTGAAGAAATTCAAAAAGTAGAGAGAGCAGAGCCAGACGGCTTAAAGGTCGGTGATTTTGTCTCATGGAATTCTAGTGGAGGTCGAGCTAGAGGAAAAATTGATCGTATTGTAAGAGATGGATCAATAGATGTACCAGATAGCTCATTCACTATTACAGGAACAGCCGATGATCCCGCTGCACTTATAACTTTATATAGAAATGGTGAGGCTACAGATCGAAAGGTTGGTCATAAGTTTTCTACTTTGACAAAAATTGCAGCTATTAGAACAATAGATTCTGATGACAAGCTGGAAAGAAAGGAAGTTACTGATTTTAAAAATGTAAAAGCCAGAACATTTGAGTTTCCTTTCTCGTCAGAATTCCCTGTCAAAAGATATTTTGGTAACGAAATATTAAGTCACGAAGAAGGGGCAGCAGATTTATCGAGATTAAATGATGGAGGTATTGTTCTCTTTAATCACGACATGAATAAACCTATAGGAGTAGTCGAGTCAGCCAGGATTGACTCAGAAACCAAACGCGGTTATGCAAAAATTCGTTTTTCAAGAAATAAGCTTGCGACTGAAGTTTTACAAGATGTTTCTGATAATGTAATTAGAGGTGTATCTTTTGGTTATTCAATAAACGATATTGATGAAACCGAGGATGGAATGCTTGCTAGAAGCTGGTCAGTGCACGAATTATCGGTTGTAACCGTTCCGGCTGATCCCACGATTGGCTTCGGAAGAAGCTTGATTGCACCCTCACAAGGTAATAGTATTACTATGGAAGATAAGTCACCTAATCAGGAGATCAATTCTGCGGATTATTCCGCATCACCCTCTGTTCGCACTATGGAAGAACCAATCAAAGAAACTCAGGTTGAAGCGGAGAAATCCGTTGAAATCGACATCAAAGCCGAAGTTCAACGTGCTATTGATGAAAATAACGCTCGTACAGCATCTATCACTTCTTTATGTCGTGAATTTGGTGAGTATGGAGCAGAAGAAATTGCTGAAACTCTAATTAAAGGCAACAAATCTGTTGTTGAGGCTAGAGCGGCAATTTTAGACCTTGTAAAAAACAAGGCAGATGTAAACAACACACCAATTCGTTCAACAGACATGACATCAAATGAAGTTGGCTTGGATAAGAAAGAAGTTAAGAAGTTTTCTTTCTTAAGAGCCTTAAATGCTTTAGCAAATCCAAATGACAGATCAGCACAAGAAGCGGCTGCATTCGAAAGAGAAGTTTCAGACGAAGCATCTAAGCGTTATGACAAGCCAGCAAATGGCATCTTAGTTCCAAACGAAGTTTTACAAAGAGACTTGAATGTTGGCACTGCAACTGCGGGTGGTAACTTAGTTCCTACAGAATTACTTTCTGGTTCTTTTATAGATATTCTTCGTAAGAGAATGGCTGTAATGGCAGCGAATCCTACAATGCTTACAGGACTTTCTGGTAACATTGCAATTCCCAGAATGACTCAAAGTGCCACTGGATTTTTCGTTGGAGAAGGATCTGAGCCTACCGAGAGCCAACAGGCGTTCGACCAGGTCAATATGACTCCAAAGACAGTTGGCGGAGTGGTTGAATTTACTAGAAGATTATTGCTTCAATCATCAATTGACGTTGAATCAATGATTAGAGATGATATAGCCAGGGTAATTGCTACAAAGCTAGATAACGCAGCGATTTATGGTACAGGTTCTTCAAACCAACCTTTAGGTATCAAAGATACAACTGGTGTTGGAACACAAACTATTACGACATTTGGTACATTTGCCGAGTATATCGGAATGGAGACAGATGTTGCTGCTGCAAATGCAGACGTAGCAAACATGTTCTACATCATTAATGCTTCTGCAAGAGGTGCTTTGAAGAGTACTGAGGTTGCATCTAATACAGGTAAGTTCGTTTTCGAGAACAATGAAATTAATGGCTACCCAGTTATTGTTTCTAACCAGCTTGTTAACAACGATGCCTTGTTTGGAGACTTTAGTCAGTTCTGCATAGGTATGTGGAGTGGCTTAGATCTAACAGTAGACACAATTACTAAGGCTGGTTCTGGTACTGTGAAGATTGTTGCGTTGCAAGATGTTGACTTTGCTATCAAGCAACCAACTGCATTCTGCTTCGGCACATAATATGAAAGTTGAATTAATAAGATCAACAATGATTGCTGGCACTCCTACGAGTGTCGGCACTTCTATTGAAGTAGAAGATAATGTTGCTCGTATGCTAATACTTGGTGGTAAGGCTATTGAATATGTAGAAAAGCCAAAGCCAAAAGCAAAGAAAAAAACTACCCCTAAAAAAGAGGAAACCCAAAGTGGCAATCAATCAACTTAACTTAGAAAAGCTAGATATTACAGCAGCAGTAGCTTCTGCTTCTGTAACTGCTACAGCAACATCAGGTGCTATAGATTTAAAAGAATTTGATGGAGATGTATTACTGGTTTTAAACTGTGCAGCAGGTACAGGGTCATCACCAACTTTAGATATTAAAGTACAGGATTCTGATGAATCAGGTGGTACTTATGGAGACTTGTCTGGTGCAACTTTTACACAAGTAACAGATGCAGCTTCAGTTCAAACACTTGAAGTAAACAAAGATGAGTGTAAGAGATTTATTAAAGTTGTACAAACAGTAGGTGGCTCATCACCTGTTTTTGTATATGGAATCTCATTAGTCGGCGCTAAAAAGTACGGTTAAAAATATAGCCCCATAACGGGGCTTTTTCTTATGGCTTTTACTGAAGATCTAGATGCATTCTTTAATGATTTTAAAGTAAATGTATTATATAAAAATGCTACTTATAAAGGTATATTTGAGCAGCCTGATGAATTAATTGCAGACGGTGTAGTTTTAACAACTGATTTTGAATTAACAGCAAAAAATTCAGATTTAGGATCAATTGCATTTGATGAAGAGGTTGAAATCAGTAACACTAAATATAAAGTTAGGAATGTTAGAAAAATAGACGATGGAGTTCTATGTAAAATTTCATTAACTAAGGTTTAATATGGCTACTAAAAGAGAACAGATATTAGAAAAAATAAAAAGTAATTTGGCAGGTACTGTTGGTGTTGGTACAAGAATCTATAGGTCAAGGGTTGAAGCTCTTACAAGATCTGAAACACCGGCGATTATCATTGAACCTATAAGTGATACCCCGTCTGACACTCAAAATTTTAATAACATAGTTAATCATGAATTAAAGGTAAATATATCTGTTGTAGTAAGAGGCTCAATACCAGATAAGATTGCAGATCCAACAATAGAAAGTTTGCATACAAAAGTTTTAGATGATCCTTCTTTAGGTGGAATTGCAATTGACATTAGACCATCAACAACAAGTTTTGAGATATTAGAAGCTGATCAGCCAGCAGGTGTTATATCTTGTGAATTTGATATAGATTACAGAACTAATTATAATAGTCTTACATAGAGTTTAATTATTACTGAGCCTAGCAACCCTTATTGTCTAATATAAATTAGATAACAAAATCAACAGAATTAATTGAGGTAAAACTAATGCCATTGCTAACAAGAAAAAGAGTAATTTTGATTGAGCAAGAAAGCAGCTACTCAACAGATCCAACTCCATCTTCAACAGATGCAGTTCTTGTAAGAGATCTTACAATTACACCACAACAAAGTGATGTTGTTAGTAGGGATTTGGTCAGGCCATATTTAGGTGCATCAGAACAGCTTTTAGCAAATACTAGAGTTGAGTGTACCTTCTCTGTAGAATTAGCTGGGTCAGGCACAAGTGGCACTCCTCCACGCTATTCGAGTGCTTTAAAAGCATGTGGAATGTCAGAAGCTATTACAGATGAGGTAAGCGGAGGTGGTAATGATACTGTTACTTATACTCCTCTTTCAGCATCATTCCCTTCGGTAACTATTCATTATAATCTTGACGGAGTAAGACATCGTGTAACCGGAGCAAGAGGAACTGTAACATTAACAGCCGAGGTAGGTGCAATACCAACGCTTGATTTTACAATGCAAGGCATATATGTAGCTCCAGATGATGCCACTCTACCAACAGTTTCTTACGGCAACCAAGCATCTCCATTAATCTTTAAAGATGGGAATACTAGTAATTTTGAAATATTGTCTTTTTCTGGTGCATTGCAATCATTTAATTTTGATATTGGAAATGAGCTTGTTTATCAAGAATTAATTGGTGGAACAAAACAAGTTCTATTAACAGATAGACAGTCAAATGGAACACTAACAATTGAAGCTCCTACAATTGCTCAAAAAGATTTTTTCGCAGCAGCTTTACAAGATAGCAGTCTAGGAAATTTAAAGTTCACACATGGAACAACAACTGGTAATATCGTTCAATTTCTTTCAACTAAAGTTGATATTGGTGACGTAAATTATGGAGATATTGATGGTATTGCAAGTTTAGAAATACCATATACATTAGTTCCAAGTACAGCCGGAAACGATGAATTTAGCCTGATTTATACTTAACAAATTTTAAATAAGGGCTAAAGTGTAGAAGTATATTTATTTCTACACCTTATGCCTTTTGTAAGAAAAAAGAACAAAACATTTAAATGGCCTGTTATTGTTCGTGAACCTAGTGAAAATGATGCTGGGGTTTTTGAAGAAAGTGAATTTATTGCTATTTTTAAAAGACTTAAAGTAAGTGAGTATCAAAAAGCAGTAGATAACAAAACAGAATTTGAAATGTTAAAAATGATGTTGGTTGGATGGGAAAATATGAAGGAAGAAGACGGAGAGGATATTCCATTTAATAATCAAAACTTAAAAGATATGATGGAAGATTCTTATTGGCTAAAAGCAGTATCAACTTCTTATACAGCATCACTTATAGAAGATAAAGTAAAAAACTAGAAGAGGCAGTTCTTTATTGGTTAGGATCTGGAAAAGAAGTAATAGATCAAACCCAAGAAGATGCAAAAGCATTTGGTTTAGAATTGCCGAAAACTGATACGAAAGAAGAAAAAGATTT